AGGACGCGAAAGATCGTTAAGTTGTTGTTCAGCTTTAGCAATTTCTTCGTTCAACATTTCTAAAGATTTTTTCTCTGTTATCTTTTTACCACAAGCCCAGTCATAAATGTATCCTGCTACTAATGCACCGGCCATTGATCCTGCCACACCACCAATAATTGAACCAATTAGTATTCCCCATGGCCCTCCAAAGAAACCAATAAGTCCACCTATAGCTCCACCTAACATACCGCCTAGAGTCGCGCCAAACCCATCTATGATTAGTCGTTTTCTTATTTCATCGCCAGCTTGTCCTGGAGGTGCTTTAATCCATATTTTGTATAATTTTTCCATTTCATAAGCACCCCAAATAAAACCAACAGCGCCTGCACCTTTTACAAATCTTTTAAACCACTTTTCTTGGTTCATTTGTTTTAATACTAAGTCCATTTGATCTTGGGTTAAGTAAGTTCCTGGAGGCCCTTTTCCAGGTCCATTTACTACGTTTCTGCCACTTCCATTATTGCCTGAGCCATCAGGATTAATTGATGAGTCATAAATTTGCCTATTTACTGCGCTGTTGCCCATAAAATTTCTGTCACCATAACTACCAAATACTCTTGCGCTAGAGCTATTTAATTTCGCATTTGTTCCTAGAGGTTTAAGGCCTTTTGTAGTATCTACCTCTGGTTGATTTTGATTCATGTCGCCTACGTCTACAGTATTTTTGTTTACGTCTGCGTCTGCATCTATTGCTGGTTTATTGGTGTCTTGCATTAACAGTTGTCTGTCAGCTTCATCAATTCTTAATTGCCGAGCTGATTTTACATTGTTTCTGTATTTTGTATCTCCTGGGCCTCTTCTACCTTTGAATACTTTTCTAACTTTGTTGATACCAAATATTGCAGCTATACCTACCAAGGCCTCAGATATCCAGTCAAACATATCCATCATTTCATTCATATTTTCTTCAAAATTTAAAGCTATTCTAGATACATTTTCTGCCATTTTTTTCATAGTGGCAGGTAAGTCAGTAAGTGCAAACTGTTTAAGAACACTTTCAATATTTTCAAACATACCATCATATTTTGGACCTAAAAACCCTTTCATAAAATTATATCCAACAAACGCGCCAAGACCAACTTTTAAAATCCTACCAACAGTACCTAGCAAACCACCTTCAAATGCTTTTCCAATACCACCAATTACTCCTTCGCCAACGCTCTTCAAGGCGCTTCCTACGTATTGTAAGTTTTCTTTACCTTCTTTTTTGAAATCAGTATCTCTTTTTAAATCAGCAAAATCTCTGTCGGCACGTTCTCTTTCTAAACGTTCGTCAGCTGATTTGTCCGCAGTTTGTAGCATTTGATTTTGAGCTCTGATATTTGCAGATATAGATACAAAGGCATCAGCAAACTTGTCAAGTCTTACATGCACCTCTCTGCTTGTATCCTCATTAGAACTTCTTACCATTTCTGCATTTTTTTCGAGCTGAGAAATTATAGCTTTTGTATCTTCTGAAACTGCCATTTAATTGCTACCTTTGTTCGTTCTGTTTCTGTATATAGTTAATTAACATGCCAAAATATAAATCTCTTTCATATGGTACCATACCTTCAATTTCATCTATGGAATATTTATGGTGCTGAGCCAAAGTGAATACCGTTTGGTAATAATCCGCCAAAGTCGTGTGACTCAGCATTAGATAAAAAAAGAGTTCATACCCTCCACTGCAAATGTTTTGTCTACGCCGTCTTTATTCGTATATTTTAATGTATGCCTTAGCTTTGGCATTGTTTCGAAAAAGTTTTGTATTCCTTGAACAATATCAGAAGAAATACCTTCCATAAAATCATCAATTTCTTTTGCCGAATAATCTTTAAATACGTGAACTTCATCATCAGATGCCACTTTATCTAAACACGATGTTAAAATAAAGTAATTCAATAAAGGATCCTCTGGGTCTCTATCTCTAATTTTAATGTATTCATCAATAGTAGGGTACTTTAAGAATAAACTAAATTCCTCATTAATCTTAACTTTATTTGTATGTGTTTCATCTGTTTCTAAACTTACAGTGCTTAAATCCATAACAAGCTCAATTGTTTCATTTGTATCAGGATCATTTAATCCAAATTTAGTTTCGTTACTAACTGATTTAGACCTTAAGTTTAAAATAAGAAATTCTAAATCAAACATTGCCAATGTAGATACATCAAAATCAAATAAACAATTGTTTACTACTTGTTTTGCTGCCAATAATTCCTGCATTGGATCGTCAGCTTCTTGTGCAACTAACAAAACCTTTTCTTCTTTTACCGTGAATGGTCTATACTTTATAGTTTCACCGGTTGATGGCAATGCAAGCTCATAAATCGGCAAATCAATTTTTGGTAAACCCATAATCTAATTCTCCTTAAATACCGCCAAGGCGGTTTGTTATATTATCAAAGTTATTCGTAATTCGCGTAAATCTGTCTACGCTGTCTTGTACTGATCTAGGTACAATGTTTTGACCAATCAACTGGCCAAAGTCTCCGACTGACTCAATAAGACCAAGTAAACCATTACCTCTATTAAATCTGCCTGATGTAATTCCTTGTCGTTCACCTGAAAATTCAATTCTGTCATATTGAAAACTTATAGGTAATGTACTATAACTATCATTTGATTCCCAAGCTAAATCAACGTCTCCTAGCAATCCAGGGAATGCACCATCTAATATTGTTTCATAATACTTTCCTGTTTTTAGGAAATCATTTGAAAATGACTTAATTGTTAAACGACAACCATAGTCACTTTTATATCCAATTTCAAATGGTAATGAACCATTGACTTCAGAGTAATTTCCGCCTGAAGTTGAATAGTTAACTACGCGTTGCATCCATGAATGGAAAAATGTTAACACTTGATGGTTTGAGTCTAACATAAAAATAGCTTGAACAGGTTCTGGGTTCATTGAGGTTGGATACATTCTACGTTGCTGTGCAACAGCTTCATAAGATGTTAGTGCTACACTTAACCCGGGAATTGCCACGTTTTTACAAAAGAACGTTAAATCTCTTGTATCCATACTAGAAGTATTAACTGGGAAATTATTAATTGTTACCTCAAATAATGACTGCCTCTGTAATCCGCCAAAGCGATCTATCTGCGATGAAAAATCTTTTATACTGAACGCCATGTTATCCTCTGATTATCTTTCTTGAGTCTTTAAAGACCTGTGATTGAGTGGCACCAACAAATCGTGCCGTTGGTAGAAATAAAGCTACATCCCATTCTGTAGGTGATATGTATATCAATCGCGATCTTAGTTGACCAGTCAAGTAATGTTTTATACATGGTTTAAATTCTTTGAATTTAGACGCACCTGCTAAAGTCTGATAGCTTAATTTTAGTTTAGTTGTTTCGTCATAGTATTTATTGTTAGAAGTTTCATAAAGTGCATCCATTAACTTAGCTCTTAAAACTGGAGGCAAGTAATGCATGTTAATTCCCATAAAACCACCCTTCGCTCTATTTATAGGAAATATCAAAGGAAACCGGTCATAATATGGTAAAGTGTCTTTATGTTTAGGATCATAATTAAACATATACATATTACCTAATTCAAACCTGCCTCTTGCACGTTCTTTACCCATTTCTTTAATCATTTTTTCTGGACGACTCTGTGGCCTAGTAGTATCTTTGGCTTGTTGACGATACCATTCTCTGGCTGCGTCTGTCCGAGCTGGTATATTACCGCTACGAACACCTCTTAATAAAATATCGTCGAATACTTTTGCTACCATTACTTCAATCCTAGTTCGTGCTCTGTGTAAATTTCAAAAGCCCAACCACGGTCAGCACAGAATTTTCTAGCTGCTTTCCATTTTGCTTCGTTAATGCCATATGTTTTTACCTCGTTTAGGTATCTGCGTGATACCCGCCCTTTGCCTGTTTTCATTTTACTTCTGTCTGGCGGTTTAGTTTGCGCCTTTGGTTTAATTTCAATCATCAAAGTTTTCTGTTCACCACTCGCTATTTTCCTATGAACAATAACATCAGGAAAATACCTATGTCTTCTACCATCAATTGGCGACATATATGGTATTACTACCTCTTCGCTTTGCCACCATATAACATCAGGATGTTCATCTACATAACGAAAAAACTTGAATTCCCACATGGAACGATAAATAATCTTTGTCGGATCACCCTTATATTTAGTTGGGTTTTTTGGTCGAAACCTACCGCTGTATGCCAAATCGTACCTCATAATTTAGTATAAATAGAATAATAAACTATTTATAATCCAGCGACAGGAAATTTCATGCCTATTAACTTAAGACGTGTCGAAACATATAGAAGAAGAAAAGAACAGAGATTCACAACCTCTTATCAGAGTTTTCCAGAGCAACCTCATGCTCACAGTTGTTTATTGGTATTTAAAGATTATAATTATCAAGCGATTTTATCTCCTACTGAAGAAGCTAAGCGTAAAGGAAATTTAAATTTTACAGATCCATTAAGAACTCCATTTGTTCAACCTTTCAATGGACGGACTAGTGGAGCTACGTTAAGAAGCACTAATGCAATTGAATTACCTTTTCCAAAAAACTTGCAAGACAATACAGGATTGCGCGTTAATGGATTTGAAAGAGGTCCATTCCAAGAGGCAATTGCTAGTAAACTTAATGAGTTTATTGAAGGTAAAGGCAAGCTTACTGCGAGAGATATACCTAAACTAATAGAAAGTGCTGGTGCTGGAGTACGAGGTGGATTAGAAGGTTTATTTACAGGTGGAGGCAGTGAAATTATAGAATCTCTGCTTGGTACTGATATTAAAAAGGTTGCATCGGCAGCTCAGTACCTACTAAGAAACACTCAATTATTTAGTGGTTTAACAAAATCTATTGACTTAGTTACAGGGCAGACAATTAACCCTCGCGAAACTTTAGCTTTTGAAGGTGTAAATTTAAGAACACATAACTTTTCTTGGGAATTGTTTCCAAACAGTCCTGGAGATTCACAAAGAATTAAAAACATAACTAATATGATTAAGCGAAAATCTTTACCTGAAGTAGGTCACTTAACTGGCATACCAAAGGCGTTTTTAGAATATCCATCTATTGTTGAAGTATACTTGTTAGGTATTCAATCTGACCATTGGATTAAATATAAAAGTTCAATGATAACAGAAATGCAAGTAGACTATGGCGCTGCAGGAGGAGTTTCAATTATGAAAGGTGGTAAACCTGGCGCTGTACAACTTTCAATGACTATGTCAGAATTAGAAATTGAAACAGCGCATGATTATGGAGCTGAAGTTAATGCAGATGATTCAGACGACAATAAAGCAATAGAAAATTCAATCCAAGAAGCTAGAGCAGCTTCAGCAGCTGCAGCTGATAATTTGACTAGTGCAGGAGCAGGTTAAATGGCAAAATATTTTGAAAACTTTCCTTTAGTAGAATATGAAGGCAAATTAGTACGAGACATTACTCGACGTACTAACTTTACAAAAGAAGTTTCTAATAACCCTTTAATGTATTTACCATATACTGTTAAAGAAGGCGAGAGACCAGAAGACATTGCTGAATTTTACTATGGCAGTGTCGATTACACATGGGTTGTATATTATTCAAATTCTATACTTGACCCATATCACCAATGGCCTAAATCAGAACAAGACTTTAATAACTATTTAATTGCAAAGTATGGTGAAGCCTCAGGATTAGTTGGTGAAGATATTGTTGATTGGACAAAAGATGATAACCCTGAAAATATTCTATACTATTATAAAGAGGTATAACTAAATGGCAGTTGATATTGTTAAACTCGCTCCCGAGTCATTCCGAACGATTTATTTACGTAAGGAAGACCGGATTATTTTACGTACAGAACAGGGTCGTAAGATTATTATTAAACGTATTATTCCAAGTGAATGGAAACCTTGGAGGGTTTACGATCAGGAATTAGCTGATAACAATAATAAAAAAGAAATCTTTTTGGTGGATAACGCTTATTTACCACAAGTTACAGATTCGTTTAGAAAGAAAATGCGTAGCAAATAATGCCAGATACACAATTCAATCCGGGCTCGGCAGACGTTACCGAAGCTATAATGACTTCGCACGATGGCAAAGAACAAAACATTACTGCGCAAATTGTTTCGTTCAGCTTAAGCCAGTCAATGGACACGAGCTATAGTGGAACACTTACTCTACTTGATAGTATTAGTTTACTTGAAGGGTTTCCAATACGTGGTGAAGAAGCAATACGGATAAAAATAATTGGCCACGATTATGGTACAGAAATTAATCTTAAAGTGCATGTATATAGTATTGATAATATTCAGCCAAGTGAATCTACATCATCAGTATTATTTAATATGAATTTTGTTTCCAATATATCATATAATGCTTCAAGGCGTAGAATTATTAAAGCATATACAAATAAAACTATGGATACAATTTCTCAGTTTATGTTTCATACTTATTTTGCCAAGGTTGGTGCAAAAGATACGATAGATCCACAAACAGAAAGAAAGTTAGCATTTAATAGTTATAGGTTACCTATTATTGAAGAACCAGAACGTAGCTTCATAGTACAACCAACTGCAAACATGACTGATTGTATTATTCCTAATATGATACCGACTGAAGCTATGGACTTTATATCAAAACAAAGCTATCAACCTGAAACACCATCATGTTCTTTTAGATTTTTTGAAACACTTGATAATTATTATTTTGCTACCGACGAATTCTTTATTAAAACTGCAGAGACTAGAGACTTAAGGCATTTGTTTTATTCACCGGCTGCATCTAACGACCAAAGAAATCCTGCAGATTTAATTGAAAGAATTGACGATTTAACAATAATGAATAAAGGTTTAAATACCGCGGCAGACATGTTTTCTGGCGCATATAGAAATAAGACTACTGAAATTGATTTGATTAGGCGTAAAATTAATATACGCCAATGGGGTTATGATAAGAATGCTAAGTATATTGATATGAGTGGTAATCCAAGAGATACTGATGATGATACACATACTTCTAGTTTTAGAAAAGACACGTTTACAGAAGAAAACGCTAAAGACTTTTTAGTATTTAAAGATTATCAACAGAACGGTGATATACCTAGTACACTACATACTGATAGATTTATTTCAGAAATTGTTGGAAATAGAATTTCATATAAACACCACTTAAATAAAACCATGCTTGGCGCAAAAATGAAAGGTCGATTGGATCTTCGTCCTGGAATGTTAGTTAATTTAAGTATTAAAAATTTAGATGGCATTGATGATGCAAAAAGAAATACTACACTATCAGGTCGTTATTTAATTAATACAGTTAATCATAACCGCGATGATAAAGGTACACTTCATTGTGGTTTAGTATTACAGAAATTTGGTTGGAGCAGAGGTGACATCGATGTTTGATTATGGTAAAGGAATACGAAATCCATTATTTTTCGTAGGTGTTGTTGAGGAAGTCGTAGATCCTAGAAGAGAAGGTCGTGTTAAAGTACGTGCGTTTGGTACACATGGATTAAACACAGATATTCGTAAAGAAGATTTACCTTGGGCTATATGTGTCAAAGGTGATTACGATCCTAACGGTACAATTGGTAGTGGTATACCTGCTTTAAATAGTTTTGTATTTGGAATGTTTTTAGATGGAATTGGCGCTCAACAACCAATGGTACTTGGTTTGATCCCAACTCAATATACTGAGCCAGTTGATCCTGTAAAAAATGGCTATGGTGCGATACCAAGAAAGAATGCAGAATTACTTATGCGTGGTTCAGCACCAGAAGATTTTGGTCAACCTCAAAACTCTAGAAGATCGCGTGGTGAATATTCACACGAAACTCAGGTAACAGACCAAAATGCAAACAGAACTGAAAACATTGGTATTGCTGGAACAGAAACAACTTGGTCCGAACCATCATCGTCATATAATCCTCAATATCCATTTAACAAAGTTATTGAATCGGGTTCTCACGTTATTGAATTAGATGATACTAAAGGTGCAGAACGTATTTCCATATACCATAAATCAGGTTCTTATATGCAAATAGACCACCGCGGTGTTACTATTAATAAATCAGTTGACGACCAATACACTGTATTAGATAGAAATGAACACAAGGTTGTTGGAAAAAGTGGCGGCAGCGGGTTTAGCACAGTAACGATTAATGGTAATTCATACGTTAAAGTTAATGGTCATAAAACAGAACAAATCCAAGGTGATTATAAAGTTGAGGTTGGCGGTAATTATTACCTTGATATAGCAAAGCAAGGTTCAATCAATGCTGGGTTACAATTTCAAGCAAGGGCAGCCGACGTGAAAATCGAGGCTAATGTTAGTAACTTGTCTATTAAAGCTGAAAAAGAAATTCAAATACAATCTGGTCAAGCTACTGCAATTAAATCTGATTATGTTTATATGCAAGCATTAACAGAACTCAATATGAAGGCAGCGCTTAATAAAATAGAAGGTACTGACGGTATTGAAATGTATGGCGAAGCTATTGAAATTACTGGTACTGATAGAATTGATATTTCAGGTGACCAAGGTGTAATAATTGGTTCAGAAAGCGACATCAGTATTAATACTCCAACCACTGTTCATATTGATACAAATGTTAATATGGCTAATGACGCTGCAGAAACTCCGAGTGTTTGTTTACCTGTTGACGAAGGCCAAGATGCTACAGATATTGAAATGCCACCACCAAATGTTGAGAAAATTATACTTTCCTTTGGAGATCCAGAATCAACTGGCGGCGGTAATGGTGTAACAGCAGGCGACGACCAGGAATATCCAATTATCACGCCTACAGATGATTTGCCATCGACAGCAGTAACTCAAAATGAATTTACACCTCTGCTTGATATTATTGCAGAAGTTGAACAAGAAAAAAGAAAAAGTAAAATTTTCAGAGGATATGATAGTATATCCAATCAAATACCAGATGCTCTTATACCAAGTAAGCCTATCACTCAAATGACTATTGGAGAATTATTAGATTACCAAGAAAGAATTGATGACGTGAGTAACTCTGAAGCCATGGGTCGTTATCAATTTGTTGAAGATACATTAAGAGGATTTAATAACCAAGATCCTAGCGCAGGTAGAGAAACACCTATATATGAAAAGGCTGGTTTAACCAAAGCTGATTTGTTTAGTGCACAAAACCAAGATAAAATAGCTATAGCACGGTTTAAGTTCCGTGGTATGGACAAATTCTTAAATAATGAAATAAGTATAATTAGGTTTGCAAATAATTTATCTAAAGAGTGGGCAGCATTACCACTCGTGTCTGGTCCAAATGCAGGTAAAAGCTATCATGCTGGTGATGGATTAAATAAATCAGCTGACAATTATATTAAAATAGTTTTGGATACATTAAAGGCGCTTAATCCTAAATGGGAGGAGTATTACAAAAAATGATAGACAACTGTTTAACACCTGACGTAAATAGAGTAGAAACCTCTTCCATTACAAATACAACAAACGGTAATGGCGAATACACCTTATCGCAAATTTCAGTGTTTGAAAAAGATTTTAGAAAAAATATTAGTAACACAGAGTTTGGTAATCCATTAACTCGAGCAGTAAATAAGTATCCAGATTTCTACGAAAACCTTAATAAAATTAATCTTATTTTAGATTCTGATAATATTAAAGAAAGAATTCCTAAATACGAAGTCCTTACAATTAAACAAACAAAACTTGGTAAAGTATCTCTTTCACCAATTGAATTTGCCGAATATATTAAAGATAATAATTTAACTCCTATAACTGCTAACTTTATTGCAAATCAAAACCCTCCTAAATTTTTACAAAGCATTGATGATTATTTAAGAGATGGATTTGCTAATTCTGTTATGGGTGGTTTCTGTGGATTAATGCCAAATGTATTTGGAGCCATTGGCGCTTTCTTTGGTATTATTGGATCAATAGACAATGTAATTGCTGACGCACTTAGCTCTCTTAATAAAATAAGAAATGCTTTAAATCCATTATTGGCTGCCTTTGACCTTATAAAAGTTCAAGCACTTATTAATAAAATAAAAGATAAAATAACCAAAACGATTATGGGTGTTATTAATAAAATTCAAAGCGCGGTTGAAAATTTTAGTATTGCTAATGTTATTAGTCAAGTTGAAAGTTTGGTTGCCAATACAGTAGGTGCAACCTTATTTAAATTACAAGAAAGTATTATGAGATTTTTTAGTGAAGAAAATAAACAAGCTATTGTGCGTAAACTTAATGGAATGATTGATTACGCAGTGGGTTTATTTGATAACCCATCAGTAGAAGAAATAATGTTTTTAATCAGTAGAATATGTGGCTTTGCTGCAGGTATGGAAACACTTATTAGTGGACTTAAAGATCCGTTAGATACAACTGCAAACCAATTTATTAATGGTGTTACTATGATGAAATCAAACTCAGGTATAATTACAGGAGACGTAGTTGCTGCTGGCGGAATACGAATGGACGAT